CCCACCTCGGCTCGCCGATCTGGATACAGATCTTGCTGCATCTCGCGCACAACATGGCGGCACTCCGCGTGACGCGCGGCCGAGAATATCGGCCGCGCGATTACGTGGATGTGTGTTTCGAGGGGCGGCCGCTGGGCAAGACCCGAAACCGCGTCAGCGTCGCCGTGAAACGCGATTGCGAGGCGCGGCGGAGCCAGCGGCCGGCGGGGCCGATAATCGGGTGGTGCTACCCGGTCGTGCCACGTGCGTGCGCGCACAACGAGCATTTGGCGGTCGTGAACCGCGCGGTGAAGGAGCGGGTGGAACAAGAGTCCGCCGCGAACGATGCAATGGTCCGCGATGAGTGGATTGCAGTCGCCAGCGAGTGGGCCATTGACCGCTGCCGCATGTGGCAGTTGGGCTACACCGCTCCGCCCATGACCACGGAAGAGTGGTTGAACCGCTACGCCGGAGCTCGGCGTGCGACGTATGAATACGCGATGCGCAACCCGCCGAGCGATGCGGAAATGCGCCGTGTGAAGATGATGGTCAAGCGTGAGAACACTCTGTGCGGCGGAAGTCAGTACAAGGAGGAGTTCGAGACCGAAGACGGCCGGAGCGTCGAGTTCAAGGACCCGCGCGCTATCACCGTGTTCGACCCGTACCTCCAGGTGGTGCTTGGGCCCGAGGCCGTCGCTTCGGCGGCGGCCCTCAAGGCCTATTGGCACCCCGACAACCGCATCACGGTAGGCAGCGGAATGACCGCGGAGAAGCTGGGGAAATGGTTTACCGACGCGTTGAGCGAGTGCTCCGATCCGGTGGTGATGTCTGGCGACGTTTCGAGAATGGATTCATCTCTCGGGGTTTACGCCATGCAGGCCCACCGCGCGGAAGCGCGCGCCGAGCACGCCGAGTACTGCCGAGCGCCTGACACGCATCGCGCGTGCCCGGAAACGAGAGCGCAAGACGTCTGCATGGGACCCGTCCTGGTGAAGGGCTCCGCCGGCGTGCGCTACCTGCTCGGTTGGGAGACCAACAGATCTGGCGGCCCCGCGACTACACTCATCAACACGAAGCCGATGGGGACGGCGCTAGCGCCGTTATCGCGGATCGGACGCGTCCTCGTAGGCGGGGACGATTCTTGCGCGGTGTTCGAGCGCGCGCGCATCGGTGACGCGCTGCGCGCTCTCGAGCGCCCCCGCCGAATGGGCTTGCGGTTTGAGTACCAGCTCACCGCGCCGGAGAGAGCCCAGATGTTTTCCGGAAGATTTTGGCCAACCACGCGGGGTTGGAGGTACGCGCCGCTGATCGGCCGTCAGCTCGCCAAGGTGTATTGGCGGACGACGAGCTTGGGCGACGGCGCAGACCTGCGGTGGCTCCGCGGAGTTGTCGAGGGACAGCGGTACGACTACGCATTTGTCCCCGTGATGCGCGTTCTGATAGCGCGGTTGCTGGAATTGACTGAAGGGGTTAAGCCCATACCTGTCGGAGGCGAGTACAAACACAAAGTGCACTCATCCACGCTCGCCTTCGCGAACCGCAGCACCATGACGATGTTTGCGGAGTTGTACGCCACCAATGCAGCCGAGATCTCCCGCGTTGAAGGCCAGGTGAACGACATTTTGGACGTCCACGTCGACCTCGGGGACATACCGCTGATACGGCGGATTGTCGAGGTCGACCTTGAGTAGTGGACGCCCACGGTCAGCGGGCGGCGGCCCCGGGCCTTACGAACCCGACCGAAGTAAGTACCCGTGAGAAGGAAGTACACCGGCGCGCGGACGCGCTTGCATGCCCCTGCGAGCGGTCGCGACAGCCATCCCGGCGGTCATCGGCAGTTTGGTGAAGACCATCGACGGTCTCGGCGAGCAGGCAGTGCTAGCGGCGGCTGACGCCAGGCG